ATAGCAGTACCACTGACTTCAAAGTTCCCTAAAAGAGAAGCAGAGGTATATAAAGCTCTGGTATCATCTTTATCTAATCCAATATATTCCCATTTAGTGCTGGACCCTTCCCATCCATCATTAGCACTAGCATTTAAGTTAGTTTTAACAATTGCGTGGGCAGGAGCAAACTCACGGGCAATCCTAGAAGCTTCAAACAAAGCATATTGAGAATCCCCCTCCATAGTAGTTTTTGCGAAATCAAAATCTGTTTCCTCATAATCTAAAAATAAGTGAGAAGACTTTCCATTCCATAAAGGAAGCAAGTTTCTCTCATAATCTGAGATACTAAGCATCACATTGTTAAAATTAGGGGCGACTTGAACTGAGCTAAAGAACATAAGAAACTCATTTAAAGTTCCTAAACTAGTATCTGTAGTGACTGCGCTGCTTAGAATGTAGCTTCCAACATTATCAGCGAAAGAGGGTTTAACCTTAAAGCATTTTAATTTTTCTACTAGTAGCTCCACTAATTCAGGGGTTAGGGACGAATCTCTAAAATACTTTACTTCTTCAAACGGAGGAATAGGAAAATTTTCCTTACCCCTATAACTAAATAGGAAGTTTATATTTCCTGTAGCCGATAAGTATGTTGGTCTTTCTCCTGTCGTAGGGTGGGACTCTCCTGCCATGTATACCCCCGATCCTAAAGGACCAAAGCAGGTTGCTGCCTCCCACTCACTTTGTTCTAAAAATAAGTCTGCGTCTTGTTTTAGTGCTTGATATCCATTATCCGTTGGAAGATGAACATGAAAAGGCTTCATTTGAGTATCACCAACAATAGTATACAACTCATCAATACAACCTGTCTCGTCTAAAGTATACAAACGAGGGACAGGCCAGGGGTTTCCGTGGAAAAGAAATCCCTTAGGAAACGCTTTATATAAATCCAGTAAAATATCATCGACCACCATCTTGATATTTTCTTCAAGGCTACTAGTGCTATAAGCAATAACTCCTGCATTCTGTGCTAAACCATAAGTCCAAGTATTCAAATCTCTAAAAAGCTTAGACTCTGTTCCTAAAGCATACCAGATTAATTGTGGAAGGTAAGACTCCCAAAGTTCTTGAACTTTCCCAGACACATCAAGAGCAGAATCAACAATCAAAGTATTAATCGCAGCCTGAATTCCACTTAAAGTTCCTGACCTTTTATAAATACTAACTGCGCTTCTTAATTGGTGTCTCCACTTAGATGCAGAGCTTCCTCTTAATTTCCATCCAATTAAATCCGCAATATATTGTAAATGTTCATCTCTAACATTTTCAATATCATAAATTAATCCAATGTTCTCAACCTCATCAGAAATATCAGCAAAGTTAAATCCTAATAAGTTTGAAAATTTCCTATAAGGACCTTTTGATTTCTGGTCAACAAGATACAGGGAAGCATCTATGTAGTTCTGAAATGCAGTCTCTACTGTGAAGTCCTCTTGATCAATATATAATGGAGAGTAAATAACATCAATTAAAGTTTTTAGAGCGTCTAGTTTCTGTATTCCGCTGGTATACACGGGCAGTAATCCAGAACTGGTTTCTAAGTTTCCGTCTGATACACCAGAAACAAAGTCCTTAGAGATCATCCCATGTTGTGAAAAGACAGAACATGTTGCGTAGTTTCTCCAAAGGTATTCAGTTAATCCTTTTATTCCATCTACCGTTTCAATAGTATTACCTAAGTATAAACTATTTAAAGAGCTTAAGACATACGAAGATGGGGAGTACTCTAACCCACCATTAGCAGAAGTATTTAAAAAATACATCCATCCTAAATTATCAACTAGGTAATTGTGAACACTGCTAGGTTCAGCGTTGCCCGTCATAGCAGACAATGTTGTTATATTAACATTTAATTGATTTTTTGCGTCTGCCGCAGGAATAATCATTGGGAGTAATGTCCCCGACAAGTAAGTATTAAACTCCGAACTGGTGTCGTAATTCGCTAGTGTAGTACTGAGCGGATGCAGAATCTTAGTTTCAAATAAGTAAGGCGTAATATTTGTAAGTTTGTTCTGCTTAACAAAGTATTGAGATATGCCCGAAATATTATCAAGATTAGAGGTCTGTGATGCTGTCACCGCAGAGAGAGGAATAACCTGAGAAAAATTAGTAGCCGTTCGAATATTAGAATTAATAATATTTGATAATGGGTTTAACTCAGTACCACTTAAAGTTATATCTTCCGTTTGATATATATCAGGAGTAATTAGCTCAACAATATCAACAAAATTGCTTTTGTTATATTTTCTAGGATTTGGAGTAAAAGAGTTCTGTCCCATTATTCAATGTAAGCAACATTAATTGTAAGGTTATTTAATTGGATAATCTCATTAAAATCCACTAATACATCTTGGCCCAAGTTGTCTAAGGTGGAGTACCTCACCTCATCAATTTCAAAGATTTGTCTATTTAACTCTGACACCCCCAGGGACTGGCCGAAGGAGCGATTATCAACATTCATATAAGTAAGGATCTTATTTCGCACAGAAGCCTTAATCTGATCCTCGTTTTGTTTATCTTCTTTATCAATTCTTATAGTGGTAACTAAATCAAGTGTTCTAATTAGCCCATCAACAATAACTACATCATCAGTAGCCATCTTCTTCGGATTAATTTTGGTAAGAAGCTCGGTTTTAAAGTTAGGAGTAGCTTGCTGCAATTGAAAATCGCTCGCCTTCTCTAAAACATAAATATCAATAACATTGGCAGAGGAATATGCCTTTCGTGTTACCGCTGTTGCTTTCCCCACAGTGCCAAAAGTACTAATAAAAGTGTTAGCAAAAACTGAGTAGTCTTCAAGGGTTACAATTCTATCTTGTCTCCTAAATGTGAGAGGAGCATATTTTTTAGCATGAGCAATAGTTTCAGCATTTGATCCCCCTGTAGCTTTAGAGATGTTAGTTAGAGAAGCTTGATTATTATAAACTGTATCATTCACTGCAACAGAAATATTTTGGTTTACAGAATTTTTTGCCATATTACCTCTTGTGCCTCCTCCCACTCTATATTGGACAAAGTAGGAAGCAGCATCATCAGGAGCAATGCCCACAGTACCATCCCCAAAGACTACCGTACCCACAAAGGAGTCATCATAAACCATTTCAAAAATTTTATCTGTTGACCCTGAAGCAAAGAAAATGTTATCAACTTCGGTATAAGTTCCTGCAACGGAATCATCGGTAGAAGTTACTTTAACCTGAACACTCCCCTCCACAATAGGACCTTGTGCTAGGCTAATGGTTTTAACCGCTTCTGTAGCAGCAAAATCTCCTGCATCCGTAGCGAGTGCCCCTTCTTGTAACACTAAATTTTTCCATATAGTAGCAGGAGAGTTATTAGCTTCCTCAGGGTTCAATTCTATCAAACCATCGGGGGATAACTCGGCTAAACCATTAACAACTTTATACAAGGTATACGCAGTTGCTCCTCCATCTTCAGGAGATACAGAGGTGATTGTTCTAGCTGACGCAGGAATAAGTAATTTATTCGAAACGGTTACTACCTCGTCACTAGTTAGTTGCGCGTCCGCAGCCGCAGAAAGGGGTCCTCTCAACCGAACTCCAACTAATTGTAAAAGCTTTTTTACACTTGCTCTATTTCTGGCAGTAACCAAGAAATTTTCATTCGCAAGCATATCGGCTTTCATTGACATTACAGATCCCATATAAGCCACAAGCTCAATAAACATCATACCTAAATCAGACTCTACAAAATACTGATAGTCTAACGGGTAAACGGCTTTTGCATACTTAATTAGCGAATTCTTTAGAGACAAAAAATCATTGTCAGTAAAGTTGACTAGCGAAGGTCTCTTGTCAGCAGGGATTACCGCTAGTTTCATAAAATCCGAGGCTACTGTTGGTTTAAATGTCATGATATATCTACCTCTACATCAAATATCTCTAAATCAGCCGTATCAAGTTGCAAGGTTAATACAACCTTTAAGGAGTTCCCTCCTGCTGGTCCTGCGTCACCGAAGGGGAACACCGCAAGTTTTTTAATTTTTGCTCCTACAATATAATGATAAAAAGAATATTGAATTTCTCTCTTAATAGACTCGAAAGTTGCTTCATCTAAAGGCTGAAATAAGAACTTACGAAGATTGCACCCAAACTTCGGAAGCATGATGCGTTCTCCTCGCGTGGTCTGGAGTAATTGGCGAACAGCATCCTTGATCATTCTAACGCCTGAAACTTTTTGAAAAAAGCCACCCCTATTACTACTTTCTCCTAATGGAAAATTTAATCCAAAAGTTGTTTTGCGTTTTCCTGTAGGAATTTGCTCAAGAAAACGAGGTGCTACAGGGCCATATATATTTACTGTTTGATTCGCAGCCATCAGGTAAGAATTGATTTAAAGAAGCCTTTTTGGGCTTTATAGTTTTGAAGAATCTCTCCTGTATCTAGGGCTTTAGAGTAGAATTTTAAACTACCCACATGCCCACGCAATCCACTAACAATACCCCCACGATCTCCTCCCAGGAAATTTCCATATCTATACATACCGTCCGTGTACCCACCCCCCACAATCCAAGGAGTATAGAAGGTATTTAGCTCTGGTCCAGATCGGAGAGACCTAGGAGCATCTACAGTGGTTGAAGAATACTCAAAACTGTTGTTCTTTATAAATGTAGGCAAACTAGGAGGTACACCTAGTTCCGTACCAAATACTGAGGTTACAGAGGAGGTCGCAACTAAAGCCCCATCTGCATACATTTTCACTTGATTCTCTATTGGGTCCACTGCTAAATCTATAAGAACAAATTGGGAAGAGACATTACCAAACGCAGTAGCTGAGAGATCTACCTTCATACTATAGAAGGTGGGGTAATCTTGGCAATCATCATTGTTAATGAACGATACAGAGGACAAGTCTCTTGCTTGGGTGGGAGCCACAAAGAAACTTAAAGAAGACGCAGGATCATTGTCATAATTATGATTACTATACCCTGAAAACCCTAAGGAATAACCTGCCTTAGTTATTCTTCTGTCTCTAGTAAACCCACAAAGCATTCCTCGGGTAAACTGATCTCCTCGTAAATTCTCTAGATAATCTAAGCCTCTCTCAGCACCAATATGGTTTAAGGCAGAGGCTCCTAGTTGGGCTCCTGTATTTTCGCACCCCAGAAGAACTTTCGTCAACGAAGAGGTAGTGGAACTAAGCCACCCAATCTCTCCGTCCATAATATTAGGAACATGGACCCAACACTCCATAGTAAATCCGCTAGTAGCATAAGTAAGGTCATTAAATTCAGCAGTATCAGGCAGTCTAAAAAAAGAACCTAGGGCAGAAGCTGCTTTAGTGTCTGAGCTTTTGTTTTTTACAATTCCCTCTAAATAAGGAATTCCTAAACCTGAGAAAAACAGATCGCGTGGCCTAATTGCTACCATCTGTCCATTGTTATACATATCCGTAGTTGCACAGTTTATGGTGTTAAACTCTAAAGAAGAGGGTAAAACAGTATCCGTTTCTAAAAAGTTATAAATAGCAAACAACTTATCATTTACAATCTGATCAGTTAAAGATAGAACAGTTCCTGCTTGGTTTCCTGATGGGCTATACAAAATACTGCCTTTTCCGATTGTTGGAACATTCAAATGTTCAATAGACATCGAAGCGGGTCTCGCTTGAGCAGCCACAAAGGTAGGAGTAATAGGAAGTACAATACCTGTAACTTCCGCTTGGGAGAAGATTAACGCTTTTTGCTTTTGTAAGTCTACACTTAGATTATAATCTTCAAGATAAGCAAAATTATTAATAGGAATCTCCCCAGGAGCAAAGATAGATCCAGAAGCCTCTCCATATAATTGAGGAGCCTTTATAGCAACTTCAATCTGCTTCTTTCTTCTAGCAATCTTATTATTATGATTAGCAATATCAGATATGATCACCTCACGCTGGTTCTTAACAATTGAGGAGTTCTCCCCATAAGTCCCAATATACTCATAAAGTACACTAGATAAATCATAAACATGCTTATTCCGCTGCTGTGTTAACATCGCTAGGAAATGATCTTCGTTGTAGAAGTGCTGAATTCCTGGGCTATCATCAGGAAGACCAACATCAAACAAGTTATCCGTATATTTATTCAGAGATTTGATAGAAACAGATTCGCCTTTTC